ACGCCATCGCCGTCACTATCAACAGCCTGCGCCGCCGTGCCAACCTTGTTCCCGTTTTGATCAGCGTAAGCCTGAGAGTAGTTCACGTTCTTGTTTTCACCAAGCACGTACACGATCCCATCAGAACCGACCACGCCAACCTTACTCCAATCCACGTAGTCATCTGGCAACTCAATGGTATTGGTTGCTGCGTCTACAGTAAGCTTAATCGAACGTATTTTTTTAGACATGTCAAACCCCATCTCTCTGATTCCTCGGAGAGCGTGAGTTCTCAACTGGACGTCAGAAGCAGTTCCAGCATAGTCGTCCTCAGCAACGGTGATAACAAAGTCGCTAATAATTTGGTTAAGTGGTACTGTGTTTCTAGCCATTAGAATGTCTCTGCTTGTTGTCTAAGTGTCATTTCCTCGCCAGTCACCTTGATTACGTCTGTGTCTCTGAGGTTAAGGCCAGCCATCTTTCCAATCTCATACACCAAATCTGAAGTGTAGTGCTGAGGGAGTTCAAAATCCCTGTAGGTATTAGCGCTTGTATCGTAAATAGGAGGCAGTGAATTGACGTTTCTAGAGCCGTCTACACCCCTTGATCCTGGGTACTTGTAATATCTGACTTCGATCTTCTTAATTACCGTTGGAAAGACGTGTATGTGATCAGAAATCAATGCAACGGGAAAGTCTTCAGACGGAGCGCTTAGGTTGTTTGCTAATATTCTGTCTATTTTCTCTTCGTCATAGCAGAGTTCGATTGGTGACTTTGTGCTCTGATCTAGCAGCACGTCGCCAAACGTGCTCATGCTGATGATTCTAGAAAGATCAGTCGGTTTCTCAAAAGCAAGTAGAGTGCTGTTTTTCGTGACGTTCTGCTTCTTTGAGAAGTAGGAAAGATCCTCAAGGATTCTCTTAGTTCTTTGCTTGTCTCTAACTGGGTTAAACCCAGCACGAGACATTCTGTTAGAGTCTTTTAACTCATCAAAAAACCTATTGTAGATGTTTAGTTGAGCTATTGGCGCGAACCTGTTAAACTCAAGCTCAGTAATGAATCCCTGCTGGTCCTTGTTGGTAAGGTCCTGCAAGGTATTGTATACCGTTTGTACGCTAGCTCCGTATGCTTGTGCCATGAAGCAAATATACGAAAAAGAAAGAGCCCCCATTTGGAGGCTCCTTCAACTGTATATGTATAGAAATCAATCCAGCTGACGTTCAATCTCAGATACGACGGGTGAAGCCGCATCTGTCATGCAGTAGCGCACGAAAACATCAACAGGATCTTGCCCCGCAGGGACCGATATAATTAACTTGTTTGTGTCAAACCATTTAACAGCAGCGCTATCTACCTTAATGATCTGGAACGAAATAGCCTGTCTGATTTTAGCCTTCATAAGGACAACTGGGTTGTCAAACGAACCAATAAATTGCTTGGGAGACTTCTTCGCTTTTTGAAGAAGGTCATGCTTAATCTCAGAAGAGTCTCTATTGATGTCGATTCCGTGAGCGATAGCTACCGCTAGCAACTCATCCATAGGCTTAGATCTAAGCATCGAGATAGCGTCGTTAACCAAGAAGTCTTGACTAAGGTCTTTCTCTACGTTCTTTTTCTTGTCTACTAGGTAAAACGTATTACCTCCGTTTGCCCTGTTTTCTGGGTGTACATCAAGAAACGCCTGAAGGTTTGGCTGGTCGTCCTTAACAAACAGCCTACCCATTCTAAAGATGATTGGGGTTTTTACAGACCGCTCGTTTTGTTCGTCTTTAAAAATAGAGTGCTCATTCTGACAGTAACGAACTTCTCTCACCATCTTGGTGTCTTCGTCAAAAACGGTAATCCCGCTCTGCATTATCATGAGAACGGCCCCAGAAGAAACAGCCTTGTATTCTTTTGCTGAGGTTTTAATCTCTACTCTTTTAATTCGTGGTTTTTTTGGGGTGATCACCTCTTCTATTGCTGGTGACTCCATGACGACTTCACTGACGTCTTTTCTTGGCCTTCCTTGAGGCCGCTTGTTTTTTGTAGGCATAATAAATAAAATTAAAATTGTTAGTAGTAAAAGGGAGAGGGCCTTTCCCCCTCCCCATTACCTATAAGTATTACTTCAACAAGATGTGCTGATTAGCAGCTCTAGTAACTAGATTGCACTCAGAACGGTAGTTGAACTTCACGGTATCCTTACCGCTAGTTACGTGTCCAAGGACACCACCACCTTCTACCCAGTGCTCCATCTCACGAGAGTAGTTGCCAGCAGCTTTGTAGTTCATTTCCAAAGCAGGAGACTTAACGCCAGTGTTAGCGTCGGCTACCTGTGACATTGGAATCATAGCGCCCTTTGGTCCACCGATAGCACCCAATGATGGGTCGTTCAGCAACTTCCAGTCGTGCTTGTGGAAAGTGTATCCACCACGAGTAAAGCTCTTAAATCCGAGCTTTACAGCCATGTCTTCGCTATTGTTGAAAGCACCAAACTGAGACGCCAAACCAGAAGTTACTGATCCTGCGCTACCGCTAGCGAGCATATCATCAATATCCAAAGAAGTCGCACGGTTCAAGTACATAGCGTACTCGTTAGGAGCTCCTTCTTTGTCCAATTCAAGAATCAAATGATCGATATCATCGAAGTTACCAGCAGCAAATGAGCCAGTAGTTGTGATACCTCTCTTCTCAACAGCGTCAAAGTAACCTTCAGAAGGAACAATGCTGCCTCCACCAACAGTGAAAGAAGCGTCGCTGTTACTCTGAGAGTACAACAACATCATTTCTCTTTCGTTCATGAAACGCTTACGAGCATCCATCTCGTTCTTCAAGTACCACATGTACTGACCGTTCACGTTCAACCAACCGATGTTAGTAGCTTGAGAGCCGTTCACTTCGTACATCTCCTTAACGATGATGTATGGGTTAGTTCTCTTAATCAAACCAGTCTGGTAGAAAGCTGATGGTTGCTCAGTGCCTTGAGCGTGAGTGTTACCAATGATAGCAAAGGTAACAGCGCCAGTGTAAACGTCTGAAGCACCAATAGTACCCTCATCTGTAGAAGAGTCAGATGCCGCCATATCAATGACAGTCAAAGTAGCACCAGGTGTTGTCGCACCGTTAGCGTCAGCGTTAACCGCAGTAACCAACAATCTCAATCCGTTAGGAGAGAGCAGAACATCGTTTACACGAGCTACACCAGTCACATCAACTGCGTTGAGGTCAGTAGCTTCAAGCTGAATAGTAGCAGCGGACGCATCATACACACCAGTTACAGTCTTGTGCAAACGTCCTTCTTCGTACCACTCAACTTTGTCAGAGGTACCTGCATTCTTCTTAGCGCCTGTGAGCTCCAAGAAGCCAGTGATGCCCTGATCACCATAAGTTTTTACATAAAGATCTCTTACGTCGGGCTTCGTAGGATCAATCAAATTCGCCAGAGAAGTATAGTTCTGTGGCGTAGCTTGCAAACCACCACCAGTTACTGAAGCATCAGCAACGTTTGTAGTGTTTCCAGAATTAATAGCCATTTTTTTTTGTTTTTAAAAGTTTAGATAAATCCGAACCCGCTACCACCTTGTCCAAGCGCTTGTTTTAGTTGCTCGACAAGAGGATCAGGTCCGTTTGGTTGTCTTCCTTGATTTGGAGACGTGGGTGTCATGTTAGCACTTCTTTCAACAATGCCTCTTTGACCATCAGAAAGTCCCTGCTTGTACACGGACTGAACAATGGAATCAGCATTATCAATTAACGCTCTGTGCATATTTAGTGTATCATAGTCCCAGCTCCCATCTTCTCTCACATAAGGATTGAAGAACTCGTCAAGGCGAGCGTTTTTCTCAGAGAGTTGACCTTTGTAATTTTCATTCATTCCGAACGTAAAACTCTTTCCGTTACCGAGATCAAACTCGATACCTTCGAGAGCGTCAAGCTCAGACTTCATGTTATTAACCCAGTCTTCAGTCAAGATGTCTTCAAAGTCCTCAGACTCTTCTTGCTTACGCTCAGGAGCTTGATAACGTGATCGAAGGTTATCAATTTCTTGACGAGCGTTAGTAGCGTCAATCTTAACTTGCAGTTGCGAAAGCTGAACCTCTTCCTCTGAATATACTTCGGGGTTAAGCTTATACTTACCAGAAGTTAACGTTTGAATTTCTTCCTGAGACAAATTGGGATATTGTGTTGCAAGATGTACTTGCACCGCAGTCATGTCATCCATTTCGGAGGGGTTTAACTGCTGGTAAATAAACCAGTCTTGCGGATCTCGCCCAGTTTCTGAGACAAAATCCGCTATAGCCGAAATTCTTTCGTCAATTTCTTCGCGTTCTTCGAACTGCTGTTGCGCCTGAAGATCTTCAAAGGAAGCAATGTCTCTCCCAAGCCTTTCGCTAAGGAACTCAAACACTGCGCCTTCAACTTCTTCCGACACATATCCTTGTTGAACCTCTTGCTGATCAGGCTGAGGTTCATTATAGGTTTCTTCTTGTGGCTCTTGAGCAGCCTCTTGTGTAGGCTGTTCTTGAACTTGTGGTTGTTGCATTTCAGCTACCTGTTCGTCAGAAACAAAGCTAAATGATGGGCTTTCTTCGACGGGCTGCTGATCGATTGGTTGGGTATTTTCCTCCATTAGAATTTAATTTAAGTGCAAATATATAACTTATTTATTTCCTGTACTTTACAACTTTCTTGGCAATCTTTTTTGGTTGAGGGACAAACTGCTTTCCTTGCTTAGTTCCCTCTCTCTTTGCTCTAGTTGTTGCTGCATACTCTGCCGAGCTCAAAGCTTTTCTGGCTTTTTTAGGCAGGTAGCGTTCTCCAGTCTCACTTGATTTCTTGCCAGACTTTGTTCCCCAGTCCTGTTTGGTCCATTTAGACAGCTTGTTGCCACTAGACTTCTTGCCAGAGTATGTACCTCCAGCGTCTTTGTAATACTTTACGGCAAGCTGCATAGCACGAGCTGAGTGCTTTCCACCCATCTTTGCTTTTGCTCTTGCCTTAGCTGCGGCCCATTTAGCTGGGTCTCTTTTAGTCGCAACTTTAGCCATGATTAACTAGCTTGAACTTAGCTTCTTTTACGGCTCCAGGGTGAGGCTTATAATCACCCTTCATAAGAAAGTATCTACCTCGATCTTCCATCCAGTGAAAACCAGCGGGAGCAGGAACAGACTTTGTGTCAGAACTAACCTTGAGCTTACCGCCCTTGTTTTGTTTTACAGTATTCATTACCACTTGACTTTGTTAGCCCAGTAAGCTGCACTGCTTTTACCTTTGGCAATATTCTTTCTATGCCTGGCTTTAAACGACTTGCGTTTCGCCTTCATGCGAGCGCTCTCCCCAGCCTTTGGCTTACCCGCAGTGCTTGCCCCTCGCTCCCCGAAGCGAATAATCTTTACCTTTCCGCCTTCGCGTACCGCAACAATATGCGACTTTTTACCACTAGCAGACCGCTTGGGTTTGTTAAGCCCAGACAGACCAAATCGCTTAAGTTTCTTTTTTACGTCTTCAGCCATAAAGCAAAGATAATAAAAACAAAACTAGCCGTTACGGGGCGTCAAATTCAGGTTGGCTGAATAGAATTAAAGTGGGTCCATACCTTCGTATTCCTCTTCTGCTCTCCACTCTGGACCAGCGATAATTGGCTGGACCTCAGAAAGGGTGTACGCTATAGATCTAGTCTTTAACGATAATATTGTGCTGGGCATTGGAGTTGTGTACTCGCACAAACACTTTAACCCATCTAGACTTTTTCTAATTGTCTCAGATGAGTCATCTTTAATTTGAGTAAAATCAACAGAGGCAAGTTCTGAGGTATTAAACGTCAAGTACTTAGTGGCCATAACTGGTTTTTTGAACGTTGTAATTATTTAATATTTCAGCCGCTGTAAGCTTATCCGTGTAAATACGGACATCACCCATGTGGGATTGACCATAATAACTCTGTAGTCGGCTACCCCTATATACTTTTGTCATGTAGTTTATACCTACGTTAAGTGGTGTGTTTTGGTTAGCCCAAGGCGGCTCATTAGAGAAGGTAAACGATGTGGTTGCGGTTCCCACAGCTGTCCCATTTATATATCCTGTAATAAGGGTTCTACTGTTAACCAACTCAAATGTAGCGGACATATAAACCCAATCGCTTCCGTTTACGGTAGGAAAGTCAACATCTCTTTTGACCCACTGATAATACCCGCCATGCTTTGAGTAGAACTGATGATAAGTTATTTCGTTGTTGTTTCTTTTGTCCAACATAAGTCTTAACCAATCAACAGGGCTGTTATCATCATTGATGGTGAGAATGCAAAGGTTGTTACCCCCATTAGAGGGGTACATCCAGGCTTCGATTGTTGCGGGCCAGGTTGTAGTGGATGGGAGTTGGGATGAGGAAAACGTTGCAAGTATCTTGTCGTTAACGCCGTCCGAATAAAAAGATCCATCGCTTCTAAGGCTAGTCACAACCGAAGCTCCGTTTGACATTACAGCGCCAACAGAGCCTCCATTCTTGTCGTTTGCGGTACTCCCAGTAACGTCGTCAGGGCCGAACCAGCAAAATAGGTTGTCAGTAACTATAGTCGGTGTAGACGATGGCTTATCAGACCCATTAAATTTTGCTATATCCGCGTTAGCCACCCCAGAAAGTTTTGCTATATCCGCAAATGCTGTACCGTTTATTTTTTCAAACGCCATGATTAGAGGTCGATGTAATCCCCAGAAGGATTGAAGTACATAACGGTTGTAGTTACGGAATGACCCATAACCCTAGAAAATCCGCTAGTAGGAACAGTGTTGGTGATGGAAGCATTAGTAAGTAAAAAACACTGCGAACCTGCGGTCATTGTGATCCCTGGATTTACAAAACCTCGAAGTAAAAACCCAGAAGCCTCGGTAGAACCAAGAGCCATACCGACTAAAGCCTTGTTTCCAGCCTCGGCGGAGCTAGTAGCAAAAGCCCATGCAGTGCCTGTATAGTAGTAAACCCTTCCTGCTGTGGTGGCGCCTGCACCGCCTGTATCGAAGTAGGTAACCACTGCGCCATCTCCGTGATCCCCTACGGAGCTAAGACTAACGTTTGTCTCTAGAATCTGATCCATAGTGGCTGGACCACAACTGAACTGTAAAGCCCCCGCATCGACAGACGATCCATTTAAAACTGTTTTTTCGGTACTGTTTCCAACCTCAGTGTTATCGCTTCCATTGCACTTTATAAGGGCTCTAGTGCCTGACCCGATAGTTGCCGTCCCATTAAGAGACTTGTTGTTGGTAGAGAGGGTGATTAAGTCGCTGCATGCAATCCTTCCTGTAACAGTCAGGATGTTACTTGAGAAAGTTACGTTTGACTCTGCGTCTATATTGCTGCTGCTGTCTCCAGCCACTAACATTTCCCCCTGAGCAGAGTAGCTGTCTATGCTTACGCCACCACCTCCAGACGGCGTATCGATCCAAGATAGATCACCAGTAGCGTTAGCCTCAAGAATTTTGTTTGCAGCGCCTGGTGCAGCATTGGGGAAGGTAATAGTGTAGCTGGCAGAAATTTCAGACTTAGGCTTTAAATCTAAGTATTGACCGTTATCACCATCGCTCAACCTAATCCCGTTTGCTGACCTAGCATCAAACACTCCGTTAGCGTTGTCGAACTGGTGACTCACGCTATTAGAAGAATTTGAAAACTGCACTATACCATCTTTAAATGCTATGCGATTGGTATTGCCGTTTAAATTGTATACTCTATTCGTGCTAGACGGCTGAGTAAGGTCAGCGGTAGCCAGATTATTAGCTACCGCATCACCCTCTACTAATATTTTATTCCAACCCGCCATTTAAGTTTAAGTCTTCTTTAATTCTGGCTCTTTTTTATCCTGAATGCTTTGAAGTCTTCCAAACTCTTTTTCAAGTTTGTCCAATAGCTTCACTACAGTGTGAGCATCGGAAGCCTTAATGCTTGCTGACTTCGCTACCTCATGTAAGAAGTAGACTTCATTGATTTCTAATTTCATTTGAATTGAATTTAAGGTTTGAAATTATTTAGCCTTCAGTTGATTCTGAAGTTTGTTTACTACGTCTGCCAGCAAAAGTACGTCTTTTCCTTCAAAAGTACCATCATGAAGGCACTTTAAGATAAACGAAAGCTCTTGCTGGGTCAGGGTGTCAGTGGTAAACCCGCCGACATCCCTGCCCTTACCAAGAATTCCCATATTAAGCCCAGATGTAGATATCTGAATTGCTCGAATTGATATACAAGTTTCCGATCTGCTCCAAAGACGCTGTAGCGTTTGCATCATCTCCAGCCGCTGTATGCACTGTAGAAACCCAAGCATCAGGAGAGAATCCACCACCAGCAACAGAGGCGTCGCCGCCCGCGTAGTCAACACCAAAACGTCCAGACTCTTGCGACTGATCCCATCCAAACACCTTATTGGCAAGACCAGTGAAAACGATACCAGCATCTACGTTGGTAGTGCCACCGCTATTCAAGGAAATAAACGTATCCTCGACCAATAGGTTGGTGGTGTCTAGGGTAGTAGTACTACCATTAACGGTCAAGTCACCAGTTACAATTACGTTGTTGTCGAAAGTAGCCACGCCAGTCACATCAAGAGTGCCCTCAATGTCTGGATTTGGGGTTAACTTGAGGACACCATTCTGAGAGGCCAGGTTTGCACCAGTAACACCAGAAACAAGGTCAGCAATGCTTTCTTTTCTTGTGGTTCCTGTTGCGCCACCATCAAGAAATACAAAGTAATCAGCGGCCACATCGACTACCGCTTCCTGAGCTTCTTGAAGATCCAGGTTGAAAGTAATCGTCTCGGCGCCTGATTGGTTGGTGGTAAAGTCGCCACCTCCAGATAAACCAGTACCAGCAGCAAGCGTAATAGTAGCGTCGTTTGCAGACGCTGTATTTGCAACCCACGTAAAGCCCGAACTTGCATCATCGTAACTAAGGATGTAATTATCAGTTGGAGCGTTTGTGACCTTAAGATTGGCCTCATCAATGATGTCGTTGGCTACCGTAGCGCTAAGAGCTACGTTACCTGTTCCATCAAAGGAAACAGCTGATGCTGTTACCTCTCCAGTGATAGAAAAATCTCGTGCGGTTGCTAGGGCTGTTGCCGTTGCCGCGTTTTCAGCAATGTTGTCCGCAGAGGATTCAACTATTACTTTTCTCCATTCTGCCATAATCTGTTATTTTTTTTGTAAATATTTTGAGCAAATATACAACGTTTTTATTAGCTTACTCCGAAGTACAGGTTATCATCCGTGTCGGCATACATTCCCCCCTCAAAAGCAGTAGGAGGTGAAGCTGGGTCAAACCGCTTAAACTCTACAAGCCCGTCTAGGTTTATGTGGCCTGTTCCAGTAGGGGTAAACTGGATATCAGCACCACTATTTGAGTTGGTAATGCTGTGAGTGGCGGCACCGTCATACACATCGAGATCACCACCAAGCTGAGGTGTTAGGTCATCAACCGTATTGTCTAAACCAGAACCAACCTCAGACCAGTCGTTTGGGTCATTCCATGTGCCTCCTTGGAACACGTAAGCTGTTAACGTGGTCGTACCAACAATGGCTAGGTATCCGTCTGTCTGAAGCGCATTAGCAAGGTTGTTTCTATCGCCAGTGGTGTCAAAGAAACCAAAGCCCACAATCTGATTGCCCGTTGCGTTTACAATAGGTGCGTTAGGATTGTTGTGCGATACTGGTCCTGGAAAAATTGGCATTAGAAGTCTACTTTAACGGTTTGATTGACAGCAAAAGCATCATCATATGTGCTTCTGTAAAAGCGATATGTTGTTGTTACGCCATATGGGTTCGTGAGATCGAACGTGACTGGTGACTCAAAGTCGCTTAGCACGTTAGTAGAACCGTCAAGTAGAATTTGATTTGGTGCTCCCCAGGCGTCAGGGTATGCAATCCAGGTGTAATTAAGCTGCGTGTCCATGCCAGAGTCGGCAATAGTAGTAAAGTCCCCTTGAGCAATTAAGTCGTTGAAAGGAGCCGTGAGAGAATCCCACAACGTATCAGCCTCAGTATCATTAGTGATGGATTGGGTTGTGCTAGATCCGACCCGCACCCTAAAGTACCACCTGTATGTTTGAGTACCACTAGAGATAGTTTCGTTACCACTACCTCCATTATCGATAGCCGTCACCTTGTAGGTCCTGGTAGACTGAGAGGTAAGATCTCTTTCAATGGTGGTTGCCAGTGTCTTTGCGGCGTTGTCGTCTGCGAAGCCACTCTCAACTGCGGCGTTGTTTTCTAAAAATGCAACCGACGTGTCTCCAGTCTGGGTGTTATCTACAATGTTGTAGTCAAACCCCTGAATCCTAACACCTTGCCCAACCTCTACGGTTTCGCCATTCGTGTCATTAGCAAACGAACCGTAGGTGCCATTTGGATTCTGAAGCGCCCTGCTAATATTAGTAAGGCTAATGCTCGTAATGTTGTATTTCTCAAGCATGTCTCTGAGGACAGCTTCAAGTGACGTCCCAGCGGTTATAGGAGACGTCATGTGGCTGAATGCAGCATCTGTATTAGATATTGTGATTGCATTCTCAAGAGTGGAATCTACATCACCAAAAGAAAGCGCACCGCTACCGTCAGTAACCAAGGCTTGACCGTTGGTTCCGTCAGCGATAGGCAGAGTGTATGGAGATACCTGACCCGTAGTGCCGCCAATGAAGAACTTACCGCTTGCTAGATTCGGTATGTCGTTTGACCTACCGATAGCAGAAACCTTCATTTTCTGGATGTTGGTTCCATTGGTTTGAAGCACAATGCCTACGTTCTGAATAAGATCTGTAGAGGCAGAGGGCTTTGTTGCTGTGAGACCACCCGTACCGTTAACGTATACTATATCCCCTACAGAAACACCAGTAAGCCCCGTAATAGTTTTATTAAACAGGCCAGCCACAATCGCTTCACCATTTGCTCCGTCTAAAGTTTCTTCGAGCAGAACACCAACAACTGGCATTTTAGCGGAGTCATTAGCGCACGCAGCGCCGACTAGGATGCTTGCTCCAGAAATACCTTTAGCATACAAAGGCGTACCAGCGGAAAGAGTGCTCCCCTCGTTGTTCTGAATCTGAAGGTATACAGCCTCTACATAGTCCCACGCAGTATCGTAGTCAGTTCCACTCTGCTTAACGATGACCTGACGCTCAACACCACCTGTAGGTACACCTTGCCCAGCAGGACCTGTAGCTCCTGTATTTCCTGTGGCACCCGTAGGGCCTGTAGGACCTGTTGGTCCAGCAGGTCCAGCGCCGATAGCACCAGCTACTGAGATATTATTTTCAGCAACAGAAGTCAGGGAAACCACTTTGGTCTCCGCAGAACTTACGATGGATACTCTTATTGTTCCTCCGCTAGAGCTTGATACAGCTATACTTGATGGTTGGTCTACACTTATCGGCATTGTTCATCGTTAAGCTGTTATTGAAACATCTTCGTTAACTTTAAGTGTACCGTAAATTAAAGTGCTGACTGTAGGGCCTGTAGCTCCGTCATATGCTTGTTGTTCAATGTCGTACACATACAAACCAGAAGGGATGCCCTTCATTGTGGCAGAATCGAACGAAAAGTCAACATACGTTTGAGTAGTTGGATCAACGGAATTAACCGTTGTCGCAAGAGTAATGTCGGCGGCAGTCGCCGAGTCGTTTAGGTCAGAATCCCTAACCTGCATCAAGAAAATGTCATCCGCAGTAAAGGCAGCAGCGCCCGATGAGGTGGTTAGCGTCAACCTAAGATCGAACGTGTCACCTCTTTTGCAGATGATGTCAACCCTTTGTGAGGTGTCTAAGTTTATAGTTGTTGCCATTTTTATAGTCCTAACATTTGTGATAAATCCTCGCCTTGAGGTGGTTGTGGAGGCATCTGCATTTGGTCTTGATCGCCTTGACGTTGTGCAATAAGCTTGCTTTGCTCGACTGCTTGCTTTTCTACCCTGTCGTCTTTTCTGTCTTCTTTCAAAACCTCAAGCTTTTCTTTGAATTCTTGATCATCAGATCTAACACCAAGAAGCGCCTGAGCTTTAATCATTTCGATCTCCTTTCTGAATCCATGCTTTACTTCTTCTAGCTTAGAGTCTAACTGCATTTTAAGTTGCATTTCTTGCGATTTGAGCTGAGCCTCCATTTGCATCTCTTGTTGTCTAGCCTGAGAAGCAGCTTGTGCTGATTGCTGTTGAATCTGAGCTTGCTGCTGAGAGTTCTGCATAGCAATTTGCTGGTTTGATGCAATCCTCTTTTTTCTTCTTACAACCAGTAAACGCTCAGCCTGATTCAAGTCTTTAAGCTGCCTAATAGCGATAGCATCCTCTAGATCGATTTCCTTTTGACTAAGAGCAATCTGAATATTCTGCTCCAGGTACTCTCTCTCTGCCTCCTCCATCTCTTTAACCACCCTTACACCAAAGTTGTACATAGGAAGGTCTTTGAATGAATTAAGAACCTTCATATTTGTTTTACCAACGGCGTTTTCATAAATGCGGTAAAGAATAGACTCAGGGTGAATAACCTGAAGGCACTTAACGATGTCAGTGCAAACCTTCTTGTACAAAACCATAGAAGAGTTTGTGATGTCATAAATCGCATTGTTAGCCGCCGCAATAGCTTGTTGACGGACACCAACAAGAGCGTCTGTCTTTGGGGATGACGCATCCATTACCTCGTTGATTCCCGTAGCGTCACGGATCATCCTGAGGTAGTGATTATACAGTCCAATCAATTCGTTTACATTCCGAATGCTATTTCCTATTTCTCTAATTGGAGGGTTCTGAAATCCTCCCTCTGGGTTCTTACTCCTGTAGTAAAATACACCAGTCTGCTCGTAGATATCGTGGAGATCAAGCGGTTGAAGTTCACCACCCTTACCTAGTTGAACATTTTCTAAGCCTTCAATATCAATGATAATACCATCAGGCTTAGCTTTTGCCACTGCCTGCTGAAGCTTAAGATGCGTAAGCTGAAGCTGGTCGGCAAAACCAATACAGCTATCAACCAGAGACTTCGGCATCATATCTAAAATGTTTGTAGCGCAAACAGAGTACGATAGATTGGCCTTGCTTATATCGTATACATTCTTGGGAACGTTTGTCTTCTTTCCGTAATTAAAGATGTAATCAGTTCCTAGGATATAACAACCGCCGTAGACAGTTGCATTCTCAAACTTAGTGACCTCTCTGTTAAATACAGAATTTTTTGGGGCTTTGTAATTTTCGCCCTTGGGGTAAAACCCAACGTTTCCGTATTGACTCTCTTTAGATTCGTAGTATTCACTGTCTACAGACGTGAATTCAAAATCTAAAACTTCAATCATGTACTCATCGTAACCGAAGCTAGATATGTTGTTCACTCTGTCGTAAGAAGACTGAGTGAGCTTTGACGCATCATACCCATATTTTTTCTGCGCCTTTTGAGCAATCCGCTTGAAATCCTCCTCGCTAAACTGATCGCCAGCCATTCTCTTTAGCTCTTGAATGGGTACGTACCTTACATGTCCAGCATAAACCAAGTCGTTAAAGCCAGGGTCTTCCGTAAAGCTATGAACAAAGTTTACTGGATCGATGTAAGAAGTGTGGATACCGTAGTTAGGGTCATTATCCCTTTTCACTACAGAAAGCCCAAGGACAGTCAAGTCATTTACACACCTTCTAAGAATGGAATCATTGAAGTCATTCCACTCTAAAGTAAGATTTGTTGCTATCTGAGCTGCAATCTCTGAGTTAGACTTAATATTGTTTTCAATAAATATCTCAGCCTCTTCAAGGGTTTCTGGAATATCTTTTTGTGGGCCCGCAACTTGAACCCCAAGATTCTGCTCAATACTTTTTAGTGATTCTTTTGACTTTACCGACAACTCGATCTTCTTTCTTTTTAAGTCTTTCTCAGAAGAAGATATCGGGTCAATTGCCTCAAGATTAGGGTATGGAGAAGAAGACAGAATCTTGTTTACAACGATCCTGACGAATTTAGGGAGGATAGGAACTGGAGTGAAATCCAGGTTAAGCATGCTTCCATCGCCGTTATTAGGATCAAGGGAACTAAGAAGAGACCGATAAATAGCGGTGTCTTGCGTGCCGTTTGCGTAACGTCTGTTTTTTTCGAAGGTTTTCTTCCTGTTGCCGTATACGGAATTTTGCTGATCTATCTTTCCCCACTGCCGATAAATCGACTTAGCGTATTTCAGACCATACTCCTTGCCCTGCTTCACCTCAGAAGAAGCCAGTGGATCTGGGAAGCTGGAAGAATTTTTGTTTGTACTGTGCATCTGCAATGAGTGGAGTAATTTAACTCAATGCAAATATAGTAAAACTAGGAGTGCCAAGCTTTTGGCTTGTAGGTTCTAAAAAACTTCCTGTTATCAAAGGAGGTGCGGGGCTTTTCCTTCTTGGATTTTTGAGCTGCAAGCAAAGCTAAACCAGAGCTAATAGTCAAGTCAAACTTAGTTCTTTTGTCTATTTTGTACCCAATCCAGTCTTCAAGCGTTCTGTTAAACATCATTTTCCCCATTTCACCTTCTTCGGGGTTAATGCCAACGTGATCGTGTATGTAAGCTTCAATAGCGTGAGCGTGGGCCTGAATTACATCTTGAGAATTGGATGGAATTCCCTTTGTTCTTACATTAGAATTAGAGCTGTTGTTTCTAAGGTGGCTTGGTCTATCCATCAAATACCCGTCATAACCCCTTGATTCAAAGTACCTTGCAATACCATACTTATTGTTTTCTATTAGTATTGGATAACCATAGAAAAAAGCACACATAAGAACGTCTTCGTAAAAGATGCTAGCTAAGTCTGGGCGGGAAGCGTACTCCACAACAAACGTATTCCCTGGTACATCCATGTTGAACTTATTGTACATGTGCAATGCACCCTTCGATCCCCTGCCGTCTACCGTAGCGTCTAAGTCATAGGAGTCAACTCCACCCACACCGATGTGTCCGTTTGGAGCCACTTTCTTGCCCCTGTCTTCTGCCTTGATGTTTCTTAAATGCTTTGGAGCAAGCCAAGCAACACGGAATCTTCCGTTCGGGTCTGGAGAAAAGACAACCTCTTCGTCTTTGGTTCTCCATACAAAATTACCTTGAACTATTGGGCTAGGGTATAGGCTGTCATTGTGCTCAATTTGCTGATAGATCTTACCAATATTAAACAAACTGCCTTCGATGCTATCCCTGAAAGCCTCATCTTCAGTGAATGGGAACTGACGAATAATTTCGTTTAGTTCTGACGGGTCATCTTTAAATGAATGTCTTTCGTTTTTAAGATAGGTTTTACTACCCTGATCAATAGCTTCGCCGTCAATACCTATTACGTCACCATGTATGTGTACGCTTTGGGAAGGGTCATCAACCACTGGGTTTCCATACTTGTCGAAAAAACCCTCAAGAGCGTCGTAGGCTGGAATGAATACTCTATATAGACCTGATCTTGTACGTCCATTATTGTTTCTTTCGTTTGGGTCGGAATCAGCCCATAAATCCCTGTACTCTTTGCCGCCCTTACCCATTGGGTTGACAGTGCTGCCAACTAGAGCTTTTCCAACAACTCTTTTACCTACAATAAGACAAGTTCTTTCGATTCTCCAAGCCTCACGGATATCTGCTGGTTTCTCCCATTTTCCAGCCTCATCCAGATACAACATATGCAGCTTTTCGCCGTCGTATGCATTATTCGTAGTGTTTTTCCAGTTTATTACTGTATTCAGCGCATCTCCTCGGTTTGAGGTTTTGTTATTTTTAGTAATTCTCTTCGAAGGCTCTCTGAAAGCGAGCTCCATACGGGGATTTGTAGTACCATCCTGAATTGGCTTGAAGAAGAACGGGTAGCCGCGAAAGATCGCAACCACTTTCTTCATAAAGATGTTTTCCTGAGAGTCCTTACCAGTCTTTGACTGAATACCCAAAAGCTTCTCTTTAACTTGACTAGCTTCGTCCACAAGAACAGAAGAGCATATATTAGTGTAGCCAGAACGACGACACTTAGTATATAGCTGACCGAAACAACGATGATCAGCTTCGCACGCAGCCATGTGGAGAAAGATTTCTTTCTGGAAAGCAAGGTATGATGGATATCCGATATCAATTTTAGACCATTGTAGAAACATATAATGTCTCCCTGTAATATACGTAGGTTCCCCATTATTGTAAAACCAAACACCGTCACGCCTACGCTGAAACTCTTGTTCGATGTAAGAATGAAACTTTTTTCGAAACTCGGCAGGCTTTTCGAGCCACTCATCCATACTGCGAATCCTTTGCAGTTCTTCGGGCATAGGAATGCGTTGCCACATCTGCATTGCCTTTGGCTTGTCATGGAAGAGAATCTCCGATCGTTTTGGTTTTTTCGGTAGTACAGCGAGTAACCCGTGGAGCTCGATAACCTCTCCCTCTGTACCGTTAGGGTCGATCTTAATCCCCTTAGTTTCATATCCTTTTATGTCTATTACGTTGGACATCAGTAGCTCTGTCCGTGCCTTGTCATTCTACCTAACGAAGGTACTCCTTTTTTAGGGTTCTTCAGCTCCATTTGATCACCGCAATCACACTGACCTTCAGGATAATAGACATCCCCGTTTCTAAATTTCATACTTAAAGTCTGAACCGACTTTTCAGTCTTACATTTTTTGCAAATTAGATCTGGCATTTAAATTCTATTTAAGATTTCTTCAAAGATATGAGGTATATCTTGATATTGAGTTTCCTGGTCCCAGATGGTTGTTCCTTCTGGAGGATCAACATATTCAAGGTATCCCTCTTGGTGGGCCATAGAAAGAATTCTACAGCTCATTTTTTTCGCTATACAGCCTACGTAAATATCAGTTGGATTTTTAGGTGACCCTAGGACCATTTTATTCCATCCGTTAAGCTCAAACGGAACAAATAAAACCCCAGCGCCAGGAATATCTAAAGGCCCTGTATATACGCTATCTCTAAGGCAGTGAGATAAATTGCGTATTCTGTTGTTTTTTACAATTTTTCCGTGGTGAGACAGCATGCAGGCTCCTTCCTTCTCGTATCTTTTTAAGAAGTCTGAGACATACGTTTGCGGGTATATGAGGTCGTCATCACACGAAATCAGATGGCCGTCAATCTCTGGCAGCTTTGTGTATCTACCAACAGCCCCTATGTTTTCACCTACATGAACAACTTCTAACCAGTCCTCCTTTAATTCTTCTGGAATGTCATTAAACCCATTAAGGCATAGGTATAGTTTTTCGACCTGATCTTTCAAGGACATCACGCACGACAAAGACCGAGGGTATCTGTCTGGCATCATGCACATAGTTCCGTAAACGTTCATTTTATTCAATTAGTACACCCGACAGGACTCGAACCTGTGACCGTCTGCTTAGAAGGCAGATGCTCTATCCAGCTGAGCTACGGGTGCATATATTTATCTTTAAGTAACCCGCTGTATTGTTTTGATTATCAAAGTTATAGTCATCCCAGTATATCAATCCACTGGCGTTATTTTGAGAAACGCTCGGCGAATCCGCCTGAGTAGTCTTTTTCTTGTTTGATTTCTCCATTACTTCTAAGGTCTTTAACCATTTGTTCTAATCTCTGGCGCTCTACCAGAAGTTCTTTGCAGTCAATAGCTGTCTGCTTTATGGATTGAAGTTCAGCTTTCCTAGAGGAGCCACCAGCTTCAGGATCAACGGGCTTTTTAACCTCTTCAATCATGTTGTCAATAGCAACCTCCATGCTGTTCATAAGCCTTTCGGCGGCGCTTATTGTAGTAAACTTTTTACTTCTCGACATACATTAAGTCTTCTGCGCGGGTTCTATAGTACTCAGTCCCATCAATGGTGATGCGATAATCCATGTTTTTAGCAAATCCTACCACGTCGCCAACTTTTAACCCTAGTTCTTCTACCCAAGGCGGCGTAAAAGAGACCTTCCCTTTTGTGACAGGGTTCTCCTTAAGTTTAACAACATCGATAATAGAAGACTGTTGCTCCTCGTCAACCTCCACTCCTTCGAGAAGAGCCCAGCCCGCAAGCGGATGTATGTCCCCAGTCTTTGCAGACTTGTAAGCAATAGCCTGATTATTAATGGTATGATTAGGATCGTACCGTACAAGATAGTTATCATCCTCTCCAGTAAGAGGCTGACCATCGTTAATAACAACAAGATGATGGAAATAAAGCGTGTCCCCAACTTCCACCCCTGTATCGTACTTAAAAGGCGTCGCCACCACGGGGCCTTCTGTAGTTCTGTTTTTGAATTCATTGAATTTAGCATCTATGTAGAGTTCTAAACCGCCGTCGGTCGTGATCGTGTCGTTAACAAGCTTTTTTAGCTCGACAACAAACAAATCAAATGTTCTCATTAATTAAAAGTTTAAATCAAATTCAAGCATGCAGGGCATCTCATCGATGGATTTCCAAAGGAGCGTGCCTTCATCGTTTTCAATATATACAAGGTATCGCTTTTTACCAAATTTGTGAAGGTGATGATCATCCTCTAAGATTGCAGACACCTCGCCTTTTCCTGCTCGCATTCCAATGTAGTAAGCCATGCCGTCTTTAGGCTCCTTGCCTACTACAATTTTTCTAATAAGTCCTTCCATTTTAGTTTAGGGATATACCTAAATCACCAAGGAGATCGTCTAATGAATCGCTTTCCTGAAAGGCTCCGTCCATGACCTGCATTAACGTTTCTAGCTCAGACCTACTTTCTAGATTGAAGCTATACATTGTTTTCATTTCTGCGCTCTCATCACCCTCTTCCATAGCATCAAAGTCTATAACGCCTACTACTATAGAGGCTAGGGTGCGATCTTTCATTTCAAACTCCTCGATTGTCTCCTCCATCTTTTTGACGAGAGAGTACATTTCGGCAAAGAAGAGGGTGTCTTTAGGGTTCATGATGTAAATTTGTTTAAGTCAAATATACGAAACAATTAGGATGCCCAAGTCAACGGTCAAAAAAACAAAGTTATTTAGAGAGGTGTCAAAACTATCAGGTAAGTACGTAAAGAGCAACCACCTAAAAAACTTACGCAGCGCAACAGACAGCTTCCTGGATAGCAACCCAGACCTTACCAGGTCGTATCTTAACTTACTATTGTTCTTATACGATCTAGAGTTCTTTACTATATCTTGGGTGGCTGAGAATTATGGTATGTACAAAAAGAACCTAGCCGACAGGATGATATACCCGCTGGTTGCTTCTGGCTACCTATACAAGCACTTCGATAAGCTTACGCCTTCTCAGACGCTAGAGGATCATCTATTCCGTGATGAAACAAAATATAACTACAGAGTTCGCTATGCGATGTCGCAGAAAGGTAGGCTAGCGGTGCAGCGTTTTTACAGTCTGTTAAAGTAGCCATCCTCTAGCATTTTTAGCTCTTCGAATTTTTCAAAGATCTCATCTCTACTGTAGTGCTGAGGATACGTTCCAGTCTCGTATCTTTTAAAAGGATGAATGTCGATGTCAGACTTGACGTCTATGCAGTCTAGTGGATCAGATTCTAGTGGCTCAAAAGACTCTTTCCCCCACCTGCTTACAATGGTGTGATTCATGCTGCCGTCGAAGTCATTACGGCCTTCTTTATTTTTGGTTTTTTGAAAAACGGTAGAGAAATTTACAGTCTTTGCTAGTGTATACCTGTAAAAGAACTGACCACAAGAACATAAATGAAAGCTTCTTCTAGTCCACGCCATTGTCTTCTGGTTCTCTTTGTTTAGATCAACGATCGTAAAGTTTTTAGACCCAAAGGAAACTACGGCTTGCCCGTTTACTTTTTCTAAGGCTTTATCCCAGAAATCATCGGAGTTTACGTTGTTACTGCCAAGCCAGCATATGTAGCTGGTTTCTTTCTTCATGGCTTCTTTCCAAGCAAACTCAAACTTCTTCGAAAGGTCCGCATTACCGTGTTCCAGATGCTCTAACCCAAGGCTTTCGCAATACTCAGCTTGTTCTGGCTCGTTGCCTATTACAATACCGCAACATTCGTGGCCCGCTTCGGTAAACTTTTTTATAACCTTAGCCATGTGCCACATAGACATCCTGGTTAGTTCAGGACGCCTGTAATACACCATAAAAAAACAAACAGACTTCTTATCTGCCTTGTCCACGATAAGATTTTTTATAGTTTTTACTGCGCTTATTGATCGACGTCTTAGTCTTAGCGTGAACTCCTGGTCGGCTAACCTTGTTGGCCGCTGGAGCATAGTTGTTTACTTGCTTCGCCATTACATATTCTTATAATAGACTCCTTTTTCGTCTCGGTGAGCGCTCTTAATCTGTTTTCTATTCTTGCCTGTTTCTTTGTACGAGACGTGGATCCAATCTGGCTCTTCTTCATCCCCGAACTCCCATATCATCTGGTCCCACTCAAGGTTATCTTTGATATAGTTAAAGAGCTCTTTGTTTGTAACCCCACCGCACATATGCGCGTCTATGTCGAGCGCCTCTCCAATCATATGCTGAGAGTATTTACTTCCCCCGATAGCTGTATTTAATGCTTTACATCTATAACCAGAGGTTACTCCGATAGGTATACCGAAGTGATCTCGCATAGGTTGAAACACGTTCTGAGCAATAGCCATCAGGTTGTTTATCTCCCACTGATCAGGCTCGTTTTTTATTCCAAGGCGGGTCGCTGTGTCTGACCTTAGAGCCTCCTTTAGTGTTAGGTTTTTGCTTAACTTCATTTCGATTTGCGACCCAAGATGGGTCAATTCTTTTAATTCTTGGGTTAAAGTAGTTTTTACTTCCCAACTAGAAACTTGCTCGTGTGGTGCGATGAGACGGTCTTACACCTTTAAGGTCATACTTGTCGGTAAGTTTAGCTTGCTTAGCCTGATTGAGTTTTCTCATCAATAAATTGACCTTGCTTTCTTTTTCTGGGTCTCCAAACCAAAAAGCGTGATCTTCTAGGTAGTCTTTTCTTCCCTTCAGTCTATAAAGTTTATTTGCTTTTTGTTGCTGAATCATAGAGGCAAGCGCTTCAAGCCTATCAGACAATGTTTTTGGTATGTCTGCATCCCTCACGTTTTGCTTATAAGCCTTATCGGGGTTAGCACCAGCATCTCGGTTGCTTTCTCTTACCGCAGGGTTAGCCAGCCAGTCATCTCCTCCTGCACCACCAGCTCTAGCCGCATCAGCTGATTGTTTGGCGGCGTCCTTGTCTTTAGCCGAGGTAAAACCCATCTGTAAGGCATTGTCTAG